CCATGAGGTAGTTGATCAGTGTCTGATCCATGTCAGATGCCTCCGTAGCCCACTGTGCGGACCTTGGCTTTGTAGCGCTCGGTCTCCCCGCGAACGAACGCGCAGTACGCTTCGAACGTCGCCTTGTACTCTTCCGCCTTTTTGGCGTCGAAGGCGTCTGCGTCCTGCTTCGAGTACGCGAGATACTTCATCCAGTTGACCAGGTGAAGATGGTGGTCCTCATCGACGTCCTCGAACTCCTGATCGAAATCCGTGATCATGGAGAACGGCAAACGGTAGATGAAGAGGTTCGCCACGTCGTCGACCAGCGGCACCTTCAGCCAGCGAAGCGTATTACGCTGCATGCCGATGACGCCGTACCTGACCGGGCCTTGCTGCATGTCGAGCTTCAGTGCCTGGAACTGACCGTAGTCGGTGATGTTCACCGTCAGCTTGGCCAAGTCGGTGTAGTTGATGATCTCGATCGTGCCGCTGTCCGACTCACGCTGCGCGCTGTGGATGCGCAGGATGCTCGGGTGCAACTTAGCGACAGGTTCCGCCTCGACGATTTGAACCTCCGTTGCCGGAGAAGTGAAGTCCGGGACGCCGCCGATCAGCCGCACGAACATGCGGTAGGCATCGTTCGTATAGCGGAGGACTTCGGCGTTTGACCAGAGATACGGGGCGACGCTATCGACCACGTCGCTCCTGAAGTGGTCCGATAGCTCCCCAGCGTTCACTGATCAGCGCCCTTTTCTTCGCGGTACGCGCGCCAGAGGTCTTCGACCTCCTTCTTGCTTACCTCGAAATCGATGATGTTGCCCAGCGCCGTCAGCGAGGGCAGACCCTGGCCAGTGAAGTCGCGCCGGTGATTGCGCTCCTCGAGCAGGGTGAATGCGGCGATCAGTTGCTCTTGACGTTCTTCTGCGCTGAGGGGTAGTGGCTCGACTTTCACCGGATCGAGCAGGTCAGGGGCACTCTCGCTGTCAGCGGGGATGGCACCGATCTGCATGACCTCGCGGCGGCACTCCGGGGGCACGAAGGTCGCTTCACCCTTCTTGAAGGTGATGACGTGACCCATGCGACTGGAATGGGTGTAGTTACGATGGAGCACGAAGAGCGCCATTTATGAATCTCCAGAGGGAATAGAGAAACGGGGCCTTGCGACCCCGTCGTGTTACTTAGGTCGTGATGACCTCGTTGGCCTTGCCGTCGATGGTGTAGAGCACCTTGACGCGTACCCGACCCTGGGTCGCCGCCTGCCCGCCGGAGAAGGTCAGGGTGCCGCGCAGGTCGTAGCCGGCGCTGGCGTCCTGAGCACCGCTCGGCGCACCAGCCGACTCGATGCCGGGGATCAGCAGCGCTGCCCGCACCGGAGCGAACGTGGCGGCGATCGTGCCCGCCAGGGTCAGCGAAGTGGTGAGGTTCGGGTTGGTGAAGACCACCGAGGTGGCGCTGTAGCTGTCGACGGTGAAGGTGCCGTTATAGGCGGCAGAAGCTCCGGTACAGCCCGAGACCGTGATGACCTGGCCGACGGCGGTCACGCCGTTGGCGGTGGCGTTACCCATCGTACAAATCTGGGGATCAGCGCCCCCGTTGGTCAGCGTGGTCGGTTGGTTGGTAAATGCCGTCGCCTTCAGAGTCGCTGCAGTGAAATACGAGGCGGAACTGTTGGCGTCACCGATGGCGAGCGTCACCGTGCCCGGGCCGACGTACGGGGCTTCGATCTGCACGTCACCGCCGACGATTTGCGCGCCGAGCGGAAGCGAGATCATCTCGAAGTAGTTCGCCGCGGCGTTGGTGTTCGCCACGTAGGTCGAGCCGGAGAGCATGCCGGTCGGCTGCGCCTTCGAACCGAAGTCGGTGATGGTCGGGCGAGGGTTCGAGTCCTGACTGGCGGAATTCAGCGCCGACAAGACCGGGAAGCCGTCGTTGTAGTTGAAGACGAAGTCCGCAGCCAGAACGTACTGGGCGGAACGAGTGCGCTTTGCGATAGCCATAGGGCCTCCTTATTGAGCGACGTAGAGAGACAGGACGCCGAAGTCTTCGGTCGTGCCGCCGCTGTACTGGCTGTAGAACTGAGGCTTCTTGAAGCCGAGGATCTTCCCGGTCGAGATGCCCTGCTGGTTCTCGTAGTCGAAGCCCTTCTCGACCCACTCGGGGTTGCCGATGTCGGCCATGCCCAGAGCCTGCGCACCGCAGAAGAGAATCTGGCAACCGTCGATCGTGCCCGACGCGCCGTACTTGCTGCCCGACGGTGCCAGGCGCGTGTTCGGCACATGGCGGAACTCGTGCAGGACGATGCCGTCGATCTTCACGGCGGTGCCGGTGAAGAGGTTGTTGTCGTCACCGCGCGTGACGGCGTACCGCAGGTTCTGCAGATACGTGTCGTCGAGCTTCAGCTTCGACATGGCAGTCGGCGACAGGAAGGCGTGATACACCTCTTCCCCACCCTTGCTCTTGAGCCCGCGCATGTAGTTGTCCTTGGCGTAGGCCTTGGCCTGGACGAACATCTTCCACGACGGCGTGTCGGCTGCGGTGACTGCGGACGAGCCCGTGCCCCATACCAGCGACGCGGTGGAGGCCGAATCCCAGCGGGCGTAACGCTTGGTGCTCGGAGCCGTGACGTCGGCGTTGAACTCGAGGTACGGCAGGTCGGAGCCGACGCGGACGCCACCGGCGTTGCGCTTGCTGTAGTCGATGCCGGCCAGGGAGAGGAAGGCAAGCTGGTCGATGCGGTCGCTGAGCCAGTAGGACAGCTTGTCACGGGACTCTTCACGGAACGCAACGACCGACTTCTGATCGGCCATGCGACCTTCGTGGCGGTTGGCGTGGCGAAGCTGGTCGAGCCGGATGACTTGGTCGAAGGACTTCATCGCCTCTTCGTTGCCTTCCAGCGTGCGGTCGCCCGCAATACCGTCACCCTCGAGGTCGGTCAGCAGCGTGATAACCGCGCGTGCGCCCTTCTCGGACTTCTTCAGTTCGGTGATGTGTTGGACCATCGAATTCGCGTCCTTGCCCAGGAACGAATTGATGAAGGATTGGTTGCGGGCCTGCGCCCAGAGGTCTTTTGACCAGGTGGTCTTCTGCTCGGAAGTGAGCGTGGCAAAGTTTGTATAGCTCAAGGTAGGATGCTCCTATCGTATTCGCATGAGAGTCTGTAAGACTCGCCGGCACAAGATCGCTGTGCTATGCGCTCGTCCATGTCGCTGACGAAGATGCGAATACGACTTTTCACGGAGCCGGCCCGGCTGACAGGCTACGATCCGCCTGTCATGGATTTACTGCCTTAAATTACTATGACGCGAGTCTATCAGAGAGCGTCAGAGACTTCAACAAGAGTTGTTCAACCCTCTGTGCACACATGCTGCTTTGCGAATTCAATTGGCCCAAGCAATTCAAGTCTCGACACGTTCGCACTCGATCTGATGGACACCTCACCGTTCATCAGACCGAGTGCGACCACCGATTCAAAGCCCAGCGTGGCCGCGTCTTGGAGCACATCAATCGCATCCTGCCGATACAGATCGACATGAGGTGTGATCACACTAAGCACTGGTGCTGCGACCGGCGGGCACCCATCAGGAACTCAGCCTCGTCGTCTTCGATCATCACGTCGACGGCTAATTGAACCGATCGATCCGCATGCAGAGAATGTGCGAATACGAACTCATCAGCATGCGCTGATCACGCAAGAGCTGCTGATCTTCGGCAGGCAAGGTGTTGAAGACCTCGTTGTGGAATATGAACATGCGCAAGGCATCGAGCTTCACGTCAAGCTCGCGCTTTTCATCGACGACACGTTGCTGGTGGGGAAGGTAGGTCATACAAAGTCTCCTCTCATCTTGGCCTTAGTCTTGTCGGGCAGGGCGTTGAACTCCTCGTACGTCATGTCGTCGACGGCGGGGAGCGGGCCGGTCTGCCCAAACTTGTCGCTGTCTGCGCCGACCATGCGGGTGCTCGCCGGCTGGCGGCGGGCGGCGTCGAGGTTCTTCGCCACCGCAGCCTCCTTGCGACCTTTCACCGGTGCGCCGAGGGCGGCACCTTTCTCCGCTGCCGGCGCTGCCGTGCGGTTGCGCATCACGTACTTCACCGCCTCGGCCAGAGCCTTCGACGGTGTCATGCGCTGGCGAGCGATCAACCCAGCCTGCTTGTCGTTGATGTCGTCGACCAGGTCCTGGTCAAACTCGTCGCTCGCCTCGTCGAGGGCGGGGTACTGCTCGAGGATGCGCTCGACGGTGAGTTCCATTCGCATCGTCTCGATCGCCGTCGACTTGTCGGCTGCGGACATGTCCTTGGCCTGGGCGATGGCGATCTGCCGGTTCAACCGGTCGGCTTGGTCCGACAGCGCCGCTGCCTTGTCCTCGTCGCCGAGCAGCAGCGCCTTGCGCTCCTGCGCCCGCAGTTCCCGGACGTCCTGTTCGGCCTTGGAGATGTCGACGTTGCGCTGAATTTGCCCTTGAGCCGCGTCGATCTCGGCCAACCGGCGCTCAGCCGCTTCCGCCCGGGCGCGCTCCTTGGCCACCGCACTGTCGAAGCGGGCCTTCGGAATCTTCACCTCGTCGTCAGTCTTCTCCCGCTTGGCGAACTTGCCGTCGGGGGCGCGAGGCTTGGTGACCTCCTCGATGACCTCTTCGGCTTCGTCAATGCTGGCATTTACGACGTCAACCTCATCCTCGTCGTCCGTGGGCACGAAGTCGTCCCCTCTATCCGTGCCTCCACCGCCGCCACTACCGTCTTCGCCGGCAGGGGCCATGAGTTGAAGTCCGAACAGCTTTTGATAGAGGGTCATTTACTTGCTCCTTGGGGTTTACGGCTTGAGGGTGAGGTTTGCCCGCGTTGGGCGTTGATTTGATCGGCTTGTGCCGTCAGAGCCTGGGTTTCAGCCTGCTGACTGGCGATTTGCTTGGTGTGCTCGTGCATGTCCAGCTTCAGTTGCGCGTCCTGCTGATGCATCTGTTCCTTCATCTGCATCTCGCGCTCCTTCATTGACATCTCGTGCTCGAACTTGCGCTCGTCGAGCGTCATCTCGTGCTCGGCCTTCTGACCTTCAAGTTCCATCTCCGCCAGGGCAGTCTCCGGCGACTCGCCGCTCTGAGCATCGATCTCCAGGCGGGCGTTCTCCTGCTCGATGCCGGCGAGTTCCGCCTGAGTCTTGGCCATCTTGAGCTGGGCGTCGGCCTGCTTCTGAGCGGCCTGGGCCTCCTTCTCGGTGACCTCGGCCTGGAGCATTCGCATCTGCAGTTCCTGCTGCTGCTTCGCTTCGGGGCTGTTCGCCTTGGCCTGCATCTCCTTGACGATCTCGGCCTTGCGCATGAGGCGGCTGTTCTCGATGATGACCTCGTCGGAGACCTGCACACCCTTCTCGCGCATCGACAGCGCCTGTTCGAACTGGCTGTCTTCGAGGGTGGCACGGAACGGCGTCGAGGTGACGATGATGCTGTACTCACCGAGCGTCAGATCATTCGTGATCTCGCCGGTGGCCTCGTCGTAGGTGTTGATCTCGATCTGCTCGCTGGAGTGATGCAAGTCCTCGTGGACGATGTGCAGGATCTGCGGCTCGGTCATGTACTCCTGGACCATGTCCAGCCAGTTGCGCGCGATGATGTAGTCAGTGCGCTCCAGGTTGTCCATGACCTTGGTCATGTTGATGCTGCCGCGCTGGGTCTTGGCGCTGATCGCCTTGGCAGCGACGTCCTCGCGGTCGAAGCCCATCATCGAGTCGCTGATGTTGCTGATCGACTTGATGTGCTCCTCTGCCTTGTAGCTGATCCGGTCCAGACCCTGCGGGGTCGCATTCGGCTGGATCTTCTCGGCGTTGGCGATGTCGTCGAGTTCAATGACGAGGCCGGTCTGCGCACCCTTCTGCTCGAGTTCTTCGATGCTCATGTTGCGCAAGCTGCCGGCTTTGAGCTTCCACCCGGAGTTCGCCGTGGTGTTCACGACGTGGAGTTCCTGGCTGGAGACCTTGTTCAGCAGCTCTTGCGGGCCAAGCAGGTTCTCGACCAGCCCGATGGTCGCGCCGTACCGGAAGTAGGGGAAGTACGGGACAAGGGTGAAGTGCTTGTACGGCGACCAGTCGTCGTGGAGAACGACGTTGTCCGCGGTAACAGTCCAGCGTATCCGTTTAACCAGCTTTTTGGTGGTGGAGACGCGACCTTGTGCCTTCTCGATGACCCGGGCGATGCGGTTGCGGTCCCAAGAAGTTGGAATTGGCCGCATGTCGCCGGTGGTAACGTCGACGAAGTGCAACTGCTTGTCCAACCTGCGGTACTGCCGGTCGAGTAGCCGAATGTTGCGTCGGAGACCATGCGGTTCAGTAACGCCGTAGTAGCCCGCAAGCGGCAGTACGCCGCCAAATCGGTCACGTACCCGCTCGATGCTGTCGTATCCATAGGGGAACGCGCTCCCTTCCAACATCTTCAGGTACTCGGCGTCGTCCTCGTTGTACAGGATCGCCACGTCCTGCGGAGTGACCCACTTGGTGGTGAAGATATCGTTCCACGAGTCCGGGTCGTACTCATCGGCATCCGAGTCGATGACGACGTTCTTGGAGTTCATGTTCGTGATCTTGATCTCACCGGTCATGGAGTCGGTGAAGTCAAGGCGCATGTCAATGAAGCCGCGACTGCGAATGACGCCGTCGGCGAACAACTCACTGCGTACCCAGGGGAGCTGATTGCGCTGACTGGACTGCTTCCACACCTTGGTCAGGATTTCCGCGGTCGTCTCGAGCGCGCCAGAAGAGGGGCGGAAGATCGTCTCGTTGCGGTTGTAAATCTGCTCACCGAAGAGCGTGCCCAGGGTGGAGATAATCTTGTTCAGCGTGAGGGCTGGCCGGCGCTGAAGCTCGAGAGCATTCAGGTCAGTGGTGTTCCATTGCTCGCCTTTGAAGAACCGTTCACAACGATCCGCTTTATTGATGAAGTCCAGGTGGCCGCGGTCTCGCAGGTACTGAAACCTTATCCACTGCTCGGAGGCTAATGCGTCGTTGATTGGCACGGTTGGCCTCCAGATTCAAAAAAGATGTGTCTGTGAGCTGCACAAAGCGCGCCGCCGACCCACTGCAGAACCGCCGGTGCGCCGCATTCGTTGCACTGCGCCAATTCGATCGGGGGTGGAGAAGAATTCATGACAGGAATCTCAACTTGTAGGACGTCGAAGCGATCAACTGCCGAATCTCGTCAGCGATGTTGTTGAGGTGGGTGTCCGCGTCATCCCAGTCGCCGCAACACTCGTCCACGCACTCCCTCACATCTTCCATCAGTGAGAGAGCGTCAGAGTACGGGGTGTATTTCGGCGGGTAGTCCTTGATCAGCTC